ATTGTTAAGATGTGTCTGGATTATCCAGGTCTTTCTGTTGGGATTTTTGCTCCTAAAGAAGAACAAGCTAACCGCATCATCAAAGAAGAACTTATTGGACATTTGCTCCTCCCCTCTTCCCCCTGTTACAATTTTATTGATTGGAGCAATACTTCCCATTCTCATGTTCGTTTTAAAAATGGCTCAGATGTTTTAGCTTTGTCTGCTTCCGAACAAAGCCAACAGGAAGGATACCACTTTTCAGTTGTAATTGTGGATGAAGCCCATGCCGTAAGCGATGCAAGTATTGCTACTCGTATTTCAGGAATGCTTGGGTCATTTAAAATTTCTAAGTTGATTAAGTTGGGAGTAGCTGTTGGTAGAAACCATTTTTGGAAAAGTTGTGCTGCACCCAATACCGCTTTCAAAGTAATTGTGAAAGATTGGACACAGTGCCCAATTCTGCTCAATCAAGGTTCTGTTAATTATCAAGGTATGGAACTTCCAAAAGAAGTAATTGATAAGATGCCAATTACTCTTAAAAGATTTTATTTTCCAGACAAACCCGAATGGCATTATGATAGCGTTGTAGGAATGACAGAATTGGATTTTAATTCCCATTACGCGATGATCTGGGAAAACGATGCAAATCTTGTCCTTAGTGAAGAGAATCAAATTAGATTGGTTTCTGGAGATTTTGATCCGCTTGAAAAAGCCCAGAAGCAATGGATGGAAAAATATTTCTTTGGACTCGATACAGCAGCGGGAAGTATCTTACCAGGAAAGAAAGATTTGGACTATACTGCTCTTTCAATTTTTAGAAAAACCCATGATAATATTTGTCAGAAAATCGCGGCTTTCGAGTGGCGTGGCACAGCCCCGTTAGATTTAATTGATGACATAAAGGGAATTATTCATCCAGAAACAGGTTTATTTCCCTGCGTTACTGGATGTGTAGATTATAGTAATATTGCCCCAGCTATCGATGATATTTTTAGACGTGAAAAAATTCCCTTAATTCCTATCACTTATAGTATGAAGGAGGAAATTACTGGGAAGAATTATAAAAATGCGATCTTTAACCAATTTGTTTTTGAGCTTGAATGTGGCAGAGTTCAATACCCCAAGTTAGAAAAATTTCAACAGGATAAAGTTTTTAACAAAGCATATCAAGAATGGTGTTTTATAGAAAGGCATCAACGTCAGGGAATTAATGACACAATTGAAGCTCCAAGTTCTGATTTCCACGATGACCATCCAAATGCCGATTGTCTTGCAGTGTGGGCGGCATCACGATCAGACTCTCTTGTTGGGCAGTTTTCCACTAAACCAATGATAATGCCGCAAGCAGGACCAAGTTCTGTTGCATCTAGAGGTATTCCAGCAGGAAATGATCCAAATTTGAAAAGTAGATTTTTAAAATAATGGAAAGTATTTGTTTTTGCAAACATAAAAAATCAGAACATGTGCGAGGCAAAGTGTTGGGATTTCCAGATACAGGCAGAAATGCATGGGTGGGAAAGGCATTAGTTTGTAATGTGTGGGATCAAACTAGGTTATTTATTAAAAATTGCAAATGTACCTGTCACCGTTTTAGAATGGACAACTTATCAACAATTGAATTTTTGGCAAAGGAAAAGAAATTGATATGAGAAAAGAAAAAGTGTTAGAAGACTCCAAAAACTATTTGATTTCTGTTCATGATTCTCTTCGAAGATCCTTTAGAAGTTATTCTCCAGAAGAACAAGTATTTATTAATGAGGTTTTAGAAGGTATTGAAAAGGATGTAAAGCAGCTTGAAGTGTTAGAAGAAATGATGGAACTACAAAAGAGTAAAAAAGATAAGAAAGTAGAAATGATTGAAGAGGAGAAGGAATAAAAATGGGAAGACCTCGTGGTAGTAAAAATATTTCAAAGCAAGCTGAAAAGCAAGTTATTGTTGGCGAAGGGATCAGTGGATCTACTTCTCAAAGTGGGATGGATGCTGGTTTAACAAAAATTGGCTCTCTCGCAAAACAAGCCAACTTCGGCGTGTCACAAACGTCTTCATTTTTCTATTCGCCAGAATTAACTACGGAATCATGGCTTCTTCCTAAATCTCGTCAGGAAACTTGTCGTTGGGCACGAGTATTTTACAATTTAAATCCTATTGTGCATAGCGTTATCAATATGCACTCCAAGTATCCGTTTTCTAAATTCGAAATTATTTGTGGCGACCCCACAATTAAACAATTTTATGAACAGATGGCGTTCAATAAAAATTTCAACTTAACTGATTTTATCGGACAAGCTTCTTTAAGTTATGAGAAATTTGGCGAGGCTCTTTGTTTTGGCACAATGGAAAAAAAGGGAGACAAGTTTCAATGGACAAAATTTGTCCTTCTTGAACCCGAATTAATTGATGTTAAATCAGATATGATGAGCGGGAAACAAACCTTTGAAATGGTGCCAACAGCAGAACTAAAGCAACTTGTTTCTTCCACCCGCCCAGAAGATTCAGAGGCTCAAAAACAATTAGAAGAATGGTCTCCAGAGATTGTGAAAGCTATTAGGGAAAATAGAAATATTCGTTTGTCAGATGAGAATGTTTCAATTATTGCCAATCTTACAGACCCTTCTGCTACTCGCGGGACAAGCCGTATTCAATGTTTATTTAAAGATTTGATTCTAAATGACTTTATTCGTTTGGCACAGATGGCTTATGCCCAACGCTACGTATTCCCAGTGGAAATGTGGTCCATTGGAGATCTCGCTAATAATATTATTCCAAGTTCGACTGACCTACAGAACTGGAAACAATTAATTAATCAATCGATTCAGCAACCTCCGTTTTCGATTGTTACACCTCCATATGTTAAATATGAAGCTTTAAGTACAGCGGGAAAAACATTTCCAGTGAATACAGAATGGTATGAATACACGCTCAGTCAGTTAATGATTGGATTAGGTGTTAATAAGAATTTGATGACAGGTGATGGTCCCTCTTTTAGTGCAGGACTTAAAGGTATGTCGCTTCATCGTTTGATGATGGAGTATAAATTCGTTCGAGATAAATTTGAAGATTGGATTATTCATAAGTTTTTTGAGCCTATTGCCGAAAAAAATGGTTTTTACACAACGGAAAATGGTGAGAAAAAGCTCATCCTTCCAGAACTTTCTTGGAAGAAATCTTTAGATATTGAAGATGCCGAAGCAGAACGCGATATTTTTGTAAAAATGTGGGAATCAGGAGTTATTAGCACAGAGACTCTTTTTACCAAATTCCCAACTCTTGACTTCAAGACAGAACAGAAGAAATTGGAACTTGAGCGCGGTACTATTTTTGATAAAGGTGACGGAGCGAGGTTGCCTGAAAAAATTCATAAATCAGTTGTTAAGCCTGGGGGCGATACAGGATTTGGTGGAAAAGGCGGAGTTGGTGGAGCACCAGGAGCAATTAAGCCGATCAAACCCATTAAACCCACAGGTCCTGGTGGAGAAGTTCCAGAAGCGGGAGAAGCCCCAGTAGCTCCAGGTGCGCCGGAAGGTGGGGCTCCAGTAGGCGGTCCAGCCGCTGAAGCAGTTACACCAGCAACCCCAACAGTGGAGTAAATATGGCATTAAATAAAATAGGTTCACCTTCTAAAATATCAGTAATCAAGCAAAGTGCATTTGAGGTTGATTTAAATCTGCTTGCTTCTATGTTAAAAGAACAATGGCCAGATAAAACTTTATCAGTGAATGCACTTCACGAAGCACTTAAAAGCATTGGTATTACAGAATATAAAGCTGAAGATATGCAGGAATTAATTGGAAGACTGCAAGCTATTGGTTTTACAATTAGGTAAGAAAACGTCTAAAACCCCCTTAAAAATATAATAAATTGTGGTATTATTAGGGAGTCTTATCCCGTTATTTTAAAAGGATCGATCAGATAGGAGATTATATGGCACTTGATAAAGAGAAGAAAAAACCAGTTGAGTTCATAACAGTTGACGAAACTGGAAAAGAAAAACTGAATCTACATATATTTGTAGAATCGCTTGTTGTTTTGCTTATGGGGGCTTCTCTAGATTCTGCACGAATGGCCATCCAATCTGATCGAGCATGGCAACAGTTTGAACGAAGTACTAAAGATTTGTATTACGACAAAATTGAGTTTGCTAAAAAGATTTTAGATAAATACGGGCATCACGATTTAACACAAAAATAAAGGTTTTGAAATGGATAATTGGGTAAACGATTTAGCTTCAAAGCACAGTAAGATAAATAAAGTTGCGCTTGCCCGTACAGATATGAGTTTGCCAATTTTAGATGGTTTAGCAAGCCAAGGATATACAATAGTTGAATGGAAAACAACTTCCCCAGTTCCCTGCTCTATTTGTGAAGATTTAGAAAGACAGCAGTGGGAACTTGTGATGTTCCTTTCGGGGCTGGCACATAATGCCCCAGTCTTCGAACATTCTCATGTGAATTGTTATTGTACGGTTATTCTTAGGGGAGAGGGCTTGCCCGAAGTTATTGTGAATAGTGAAGGTGTTGCTTAAAGGATTTTAGTTTATGCTAATCAAACGTGGAACCATTTTAAGGATTACTAAGACTGCTGCTTCTGCTACAGAGCTTCTTATTGATCGTCCTCTCACTGAAGAGACAAAAGTGGTTGAAGGCAAAAATCCAGAATTTCTTTATTTTGTAGCAAAAGCCATTGCTGCCGGAGATGAAGGTCCCATTGGTAAAAATGGTCAGCGCGAATTTAATTACAACGGAAATGCCGACTACTTTCCCAAGAAAGAAATTGAATCAGCATATCAAACGTTTATTGGAAAAGGTATTTATCTCGATCATAACGCTTCCAGCGTTATGTATAGTGTAGGGAAGATTATCGATGCTTTTCCTACAGTAGATCCTGACAATGGTGAATGGTCCATTTCGTGTCTTGCTAAAATTGACCAGAAATTACATCCTGAGATAGCGCGTAAAGTATCGACTGGAGAACTTAACACCGTTTCAATGGGCTGTTCTTGTGGGGAGTCAAAGTGTTCTGTTTGCGGAACCATCCTTCGAACAGATGATGATCCTAAATGTGAGCATCTTAGCCCAGGGAAATTGATGCATGATTTTACTGCTGAAATTGATCTTCCAGAGTATGGAATTCATAAAGGCGAATCAGTAAAAAGTTTTGCTATCAACTCCGAAATCAATTTTAATGAATTGAGTCTTGTTGGCGTTCCAGCGTGGCCTCGTGCATTTGTTACAACTATTTTAAGTAACCTCAAGAATACAATTAGTAAACAAGCGAATTTAACAAAAGAAGAACGTCTCGATTTAGTGGCGCAGTTTGAAAAGCTTGTAGACACTTTAGATGCAAATACAAAAGAACAGGTCAAAGCCGAATTTTGCGGTTGCCCAATTGTCAAGGAGAATAACATGTCCGATACCCCCAAGAAAGAATCTAATGACGAAATTGTAGATTTGATGAAGAAAATGAGTGCTTATGATATGGAGAAATTAGAAAACCATATTCTTCATAAGACTCGCAAAGCAGAAGCAACCGCTGCTGCCGATACAAAAACCAATGATGGTAATTGGATGAACAGTATTCTTGAGAAAGCAAAGAATACGGCTGCTGGCCGAGTATTTGCAAAAACAATTCAACGATTGGCTGAAGAAGAGAAAGTAGAGAAGATTGCCAAAGTTTGTAAAAATCCTAAGCATGGTAAACCTTGTGATGCAAATTGTCCAGCATGTTTAGAGGAATGCAGTGAATACAATAAACCCACAAAGAAATCTTCTCTTACCGCCACATTTACAGTAAATAAAAAAGAACCAATGAAATCTTCTTGGGCTCTTTTAGATGGTAGTGACAAAGTTATTTTAGATGCTTCCCTCAATGAAATTTGGGGTGATCAGTTTAAAGCAAATCAAGATTTTGCAATCAGTGAAGAGTATGGTAGAGCAATTGCTGCACGATTTTTAGACCCTAAACTTGGTGGCGTTGAAAAACTTGCCGACCTTTGGGATGTTTCATATAAATTAAATAAAGAGGCTGACATGAATAAATCATCCGAACACGGCGAATTTTTCAAAGCTAAAGATTTCTTTGTACCTGGAAGTGATTCTTCTAATAAATACACTCCAGAGGAGATTAAACATATGCAAGAAAAAGAACACGCAGAAACTAAAGGTAAAAAGGTTGAAGCTGGACACATCGACGAAAAATTTGATATTACCGAAGGAAAGGGAAAGCTCTTTGATGCAAAGGGTTTCTTTGAGCCTGGATCAGATTCCTCGAATAAGTGGAATGACAAACGAGTTAAGATTGAATACAATATTCCAGGCCCAGGACAGCAAGAGGGTCAAAAAGGCCCAGCCGCACCAAAAGGTAAAGATGTTAAAATTGTTTATGATATTTCAGGTAAGGCTCCAGAAGCTGGTCAGAAAGGTCCTGCGGCACCTAAGCATGAAGATGTGAAAACAACTTATGACTTTAAGAAGCCCGAAGGTGAATTTGTCAATACAAATAAGAAAACCAAGCTTGATGATGAACATGCCAAATCTGAAGAGAAAGTCAAAACTGGATACAAAGGTGATTTGATGTATGATGAGGAAAAAAAGTCTGAGAAAAAAGCTGCTAAGACCGTAGGGGATGCTCCTGAAGGTGCAGTAGCGGAAAGCCAGTACCCCAAGAAAGATGCAAAGACTTCTGGGGATGAACCAGATTCTTCTTATAATAAAACTGCAAAAACTGTTGGTGATGCTCCAGAGGGAGCAGTTAAAGATAGTCAATATCCAAAAGCTTCCGATCCTAATAAAGATCCAGAAGCATCAGTAGCTGAAAACAATATGCCAAAAGGTACTCCTGATTTAACAAAGGCTCCTGATTCTGCTAAAGCGGAGAAAGCTCCAGAGCCAGCTAAATCAGATAAAGATCCAGATTCCTCAGTAAAGGATACCGAATATAAAAAGCATACAGATCTAACAAGCAAGCCAGATAGTGCTTGTAAAGAAGATCAGTATCCTACTCCAGCTAATCCAGCACAGAAGCCTGATTCTGCTTATAAAGAATCTTCTAAGAAAGTTGCTGAGGGCATGTGTGAGAAATGTTCTAAGCCTGTAGAAGCATGTGGATGTATGGCTGCCCAAGAATCACCTATTCCTGGTGTGGAACATGAAACAGAGAATCTATCATTAGAAGCTCCTAAGCCAGAAGTTGGTTCTGCTTTCGATAAAATTGAAGACAAACTAACGATTGGTGATGGATATGATGCTTCTAAGGATAAAGAAACTAAGGAAATCATCGTTTCCAAAGATGGTAAGGAAGTAAAACGTCTACCAGATGGTTTTGGTGCTGATGTTGCATCTGTCACAAGTCTTTTAAAGGCTGTTCTTGGTCTTCCTGCTACAGAAGAGAAGACAGAAGAAAAACCAGGAGAGGCACTTTCTCCAGTTGACGAAGTAGTAGAGAAAGTTGAAGTTCATCCTGAACAATCTTCGCCTTCAGAAACTCCTTCGCTAAAAGCCTCTGCCCTTGAAGCAGAACTTAATAAGAAAGCTGCTGAGCTTAAGGCTAAAGAAGAAGAAATCAACAAGAAAGAAGCTGCTCTTCTTGCTCAGGAAGCCGAAATTAAGGCTGAGAAGTTCCAGAAAGCTGTTGCTTCTCGCACAGATCGCTGCCGCCGTGTAATTGAAGCTATGCTTGAAAAGAATGTTCTTAGTATGAATGAAGAAGTTTTGAAATCCAAATTGCAGGAAGGGACATACCTTTTAGATGCTCGTAAGGCTGCGCTTGATCATGCAATCAGTGCAAAGTTGAAAGAGCTTATGGCTTCCGACGATGTGGCACTTGCAGCAATTGAAAAGACGATTGATGGAATTAAACTTCCTGAACAAGAAGTTAGTAAGAAAGCTAACCGCGTTCCGTTTATAAAATGGGAAAATGTGTCTACTCAAGAAGATGAGATCAAAGCTATTTTCGATCAAATGGGTAAACGCTCTCATTGGAATCAGTAATTTAAGAAGTACAATTTAAAAACCTCAATTCGAGGAAAGTTGATGGTTACATATAAAGCTTAAAAGAATGAAAGCGATGATTTCCTTGATGCATTTGGAAAAGTTGTTAAAGTAATGAGTCTCTGAACAACTCTCTCCTTGAAAAGAAAAGCAAAGAATAGCCAACCAACTCATGTAGTTAATTTAATTAAGGAGTTACACACAATGGCTATTACAATCTACAAAGAAGTAAATCGTTCTATCGGCGCACCCGTTCTTTCGGGTACGATTTCTGGTGGAACAGTTCTAGCTTGGGACCCCGCAAATACTGGAAAAGTGTTGCCTTTTGGTACAGGTACACCTACTCCACAATTGCCCTACGGTCTTGCCACAGAATCCAACGTAATTCCTCCACTCCAACCCGCGTCCGGCTTAGTTGCTGGTCAGGGATTTGATTACACCAATTTTAACCGCGATGGTTTAATGGGTGCATTCATCAATGGTGGAGAATTCCAGTTGTATGATGATGGTTTAGGCGCAGGGAAGCCTTTCGAAGCAGGTACATACGCAATTGGGCATTTAGTCTATGCTGATTATTCAGCAACAGGTGCAGCGAATATTACTGTAACTGCTGGATCAAATCCTGCAATTGGTGTTGTTACATTTTTCGATCAGGCCGTTAATCCCAACGTTCTACGAATCACATTGGATATCTAATAACAATTAGATAACAAAGCTTTAAACAAGATTGTCAGCAATGATGACTTGTATATTTTTCAAGGAGAATTATTATGTCAGAACAAGTTACCAAAACCGCTTCTCCTGATGACATCTACGCCGCAGGGCTTAGTGCCGCTCAGGTTGAAGAAAAGCTAACTCGTCTGATGAACAGCCCAGGTGGATTGCAGAAGATCGCTCAGCAAATGTTGAGCCCTCTAAAGCGCGAACTTCTATACGAAGGTCGTATTCGCCAGTTGTTCCAGACGTACAAACTCGCGCTAGGCGAGGAAGCCGTATTTGATGCAGATCTAGACGTTCCAGCCGCATCCATTTCCGTACATGGTTTGCCACAGGAACTCCAGGTTGAAGCAGATCGTATCCGCGTCGAAACAGGCCCACTAGCAACCCGTCCCTTGATCCGTTGGAACGAATCAAACTTCCGCAAGTATGATGTTCTTAATCGTACCCAAGAACGTGCGAAGGCTTCCATTATGCTTCAAGAAGACACAAAGGGTTTTCAGCTCATCGACTTCGCTGCTGGTCTAACAAATCAGACCCCAGTGAACTCACTAGCAGGAACCTCCGCTGCAACCAATAACCCAACCGTGCTAACCACGACTGGTAAGTTGGACATGCAGACCCTCGTAACGGGTATCGTTACTCTACGTTCAAAGTTGCTCGTAGCTTCAAAGATTTATTTGAATCCACTACGAACCGCTGATCTCATGCTCTTCAATACAACCACATCAGGAACAGGCGGAGCCGGAATTTTCGCTCCTAACTTCCAGGATATGGCATTGAAAGCAGGTCGCGTAGGTGGAATCTGGGGCGTTGATGTCCTAGAGTCCGTCGTTGTTCCTACAGCTAACACATACGTTCTAGCTCCTGCGGATTATCTCGGCGTTCTCGCCGTTCGTACAGATATTTCCGTTGAGACGATGAAAGATGTGAATCAGATGGCAGATATTTTCGCAATCTGGGAAGATATAGGCTTCTTGATTCGCTACGCTAAATCGATAGTAAAAATCGTAGTTTCTTAATTACCCTTGGCGTAGTAAAATTGGGCCGTATCGGTGAAACTCTTACCAAGTAATGTTGAAGACAATACCGAGGAAAGACTTGAGAAGTTTCAAGTATCCGTAGAGACTAAACGCCCGACTCCGAAAGGATGAAGTTATAGTCCGACCTTCACAGAAATGTGGAGAGGTTTCCAGAAATGTGAAATCCTTCTCAATAGAGAAAGTAACAACCAAAGAAGGGCATTGTTAAAATCGTCGTTAGCTAAAAAATCAGACGTATTATAGATGTGAATCTACTGGAGGGGTCAGCAATGACCCCTCTTGATAGACTCATAAAAGTATGATATAATTAATATATGAAACGAAAATGCTTAGGTTGCCCAATTGAGTTTGAAGTTACCTCCAAACAACTAGATAAAAGATTTTGTACTCAAAGATGTTGGGGTAAATATCAAACTAAATATAAATTAAATATGAAGGCCGAATTACGAAATCGCCCAACGGTAGATGAAGTAAAGAAAGCTTTTTCAGAACAGAGAACAAAATTGGTGCAATCTTTAACTTTTGTTGAATACGCTTTGTCAGGTGTTTATATTATCATTAATATTGTTAACAATATGATTTACATAGGTTCTTCCAAAGATATTGAGGCACGATGGAAAGAGCACGTACACAAGTTTTATGGTAATAGACATGAGAATGACAAATTGCAGAAAGCGTGGAACAAATACGGTGAAAAGGCTTTCCAATTTAAAATTTTAGAAGTTGCCGAAGAGAAAGATCTTGTAGTTAGAGAACAATATTATTTAAATTTATATAAACCTTACGAAAGGCATATTGGTTACAATTTATACAAAACAGCCTTTAGTCCATTGGGTAATATATGGACAGAAGAACAAAAAGCAAATTTGAAAGTAGTTAGAAAAAACCAACTTCCAAGAGAGCTTGTTTGTCAATGGTGTGGCATTGTTTTTACTGTGAAAGGGCAAAACGCCAAATTTTGTTCGCATAAATGTCGAGACAAAGCCAGATGGCAGAAAGATAAGGCCAAAAAACTAATTTTAGTATGACAAAAACTTATAAATGTTGCGTTTGCAAGAAAACTGGTGGATGGGATTTTAGCTTCTTTCATCATTTTACACCTAAAATGAAAGAACGATACCAATGTATCAATTGTCGTTTTGACCACGATCCAAAAGCTATTGCAATTATAAGAACGGAACACAAAGTTTTCAAGAAGCAAATAAAGTTTTTAGACAGCTTGACGAAGATAAAATAAAAGGTTTCTTTTGTGGGCTAGTAGCTCAATTAGGAGAGCGCGAGCTTTGTGTATTCATCTAAATGGTGGATAAACACAAGCTTGAGGCAGCAGGGGCAGAACCTGTCTGGTCCACTGAAGAAATTTATGGATAATTTAAGTTTACCTATAACTCTTGGTTCCTTTGTTCGCTTGAAAGGTGAGAACATTCGTTATTTAGTCATAAAAATAGGGGAAGATGGTGCAAGTCTTCTTCGCACATATAATAGAGACCCAAAGAAATGGTATGTAGAATTTAGTAAGTTGGAAGAGATTATACCCGTAGAAGTGCCAAAAATAAGAGTAGCTATTTTTAAAGAAGCTTTTCAGAATTTTTTTGAGAAACATGGTAATTTCTGGTTTGACAATTTAACTTACATTGAGATTTTAGGAAAGTTATTATAGTAAAATGATTGATAAAAACTGGATGAATGAGTTTGCTTATGAAGTTAAGCAATGTCCAAAATATCATCAAAAATCCTTTTGCTTGATTTTTGAAGGTAAAATATCTGGTGAAATTTGGGAATGTGCCGAATCTTCTTGTTTATATAATCCCTCTGCGATTCAAAGACGATTTAAGTAATTTATTCCCCCAATGTTTCGGCTTTGGGCTCAGGGCTTACAAAGCTCTTGAATAAAAAGCCCTATAGGGTTATCCCCTGTAGGCACAATTTAATAATACATCGAGGGACAAAAGATTGTATTGAGGCCAGATTATTTGATACATGGAAAATGGGTCGAGCCATTGGAAATGACGATTCAACCTCTCTTAGCTTTTACGGGCTGACCTCTGATCCTCTTGGAATGGGCGTAAACTCGAAACCCCAAGAAGGATGATTTCGCACCGAGAGGTTTTGGTAAACCTAGTTGTCTCATAAGCAACTGATTTGTGGTTCAATTCCACACGGCGCAACCATTTGAGATGATCCCGAAAGCAATTAGGGATATGGTATATTACACGATCCAATGTGCATATAGAATGTTTGGATGGTCCTTCTCGGACCTTGTAAACATTTAAGTTGGATGTGAGAGTCTTAGTATCGAGATGGCTCTCTTAGCGTGGTTTAGGCCGACTAAACCCCATTTGGAGGACAGCACTCCTTAAAGGCAATTACGCCGCCAACTCTCAACAGATGTTACCAAAGACCGTTATAGTGAGGCTTTTTGCTTCGCCAAGAAAAGAAAGTAAGCAAAAATAGTTACGTCCCGCCGTTTATTCTTAAAATTCCCCAAACAATCAAGAAAAGACTATAATAAAATGTGGTATATATGAGGAGTATTCCTCGACGATAAAATACGTAAATTTGGCTAAAGAAAAGTGCTCCTAGAATTGATTAGGACCGAAAGGCCAAAATTAAACTAAGGAGATACAAATAACAATGACACTATTAACACGTTCAGTTACAAACACAAGTTCAACAACGTCTCTTCCCTTGTTCGTTCCAGGGTATGATACGAATAATCCAGTCTTAGTTGCCCCAAGTGCAACGCTTGATCTACTTTCAGTGATGTCTTCTGAAACGCTTCATGCAATGCAAGGACAACTCAATGCGCTAGTAGCCGATGGTAGTATTACAGTCGCTGCCCAAATTCAGTCTTCAAGTTTGTGGCCAGCCGCTGGGTTTGCTTATGTAATGTCTAGTGATACCCAGGTCGTATTTAATCCGACCGCGATCAGTGGAACACATACAGCAGGAGCTACAGTTGCTGTTCAAATTGAAAATGCTGCTGGAGCTATCGATATTTATGATAGTTCTACTACAGTTACTGTTGCTGCTTCAGGAACAGGCACACCATTACTTAATGGTTTTGCTTCTCCTCATACGTTTACCGTAAGTTCAGGAGTTGCAAGTATTCTTGTTACTGATTCGGCTGCTGATACAGTTACTTTGTCAATCAGCGCAGTAAGCCGCACATTAACACATTCTTCAACATCCACAGTTACACTAAGCTAAAAAGTATTCGAAGGTTCGAGGGGGTTTTGCGAGAGCACAGCCCCCTTATGCCTTTGTATAAAAGAAAAGCAAAAGGATAGAAAAACGATGCAAAAAATTACTGCATTTTTAATCAATTTATTGGAAATTATAGATTTTCCAGGATACACTTATTTAAATTTGTGGAGTTTAAGTTTGTTAGTAGTGTGCCTTTGGGTATGTATTGAAACAAAATCCATCCCCAATGCAGTTGCTGCTATTTTTGCAAGTATTGTAACAGCCTATGCCGCTTCAAGCATAGGGAACAAATATTGTTCCAAAACTAATACTGATTCGACTAAGGAGAAAAACGATGCTAACGTTAATCCTAAGTAAACTTTGGAATTTTATAAAATTACATTGGAAAGTAGTGTTAGCGGCCATTTTTGGAGCTATATTTTTTGCAAAGGCTCAAGGGTGTTATCATCGTGTATTTCCCCCCAAAAACCCAATTTCCGGCCCAACTACCCCCACTGTACAGCCTCTTCCCAAGGATGATAAAGAACGCATTATAGTTAAAAATAATGAAGTTCAGATTACCACTCCAAATGGAACTCAAACTGTAAATGGTTCCAGGGGTGTTACAGTTGATATAAAAAAAGATGATACAATTAAAGTAACACCTGCAACACATGGTTTTGTTTTAAATCCCATCATCGGTTTCGGTATAAATAATACAGGTGTAAAAGGAATTGTTGGTGCCGAGCTTTATTATTATAATAAACTTGATTTTATTGGTGGTATGGGTGCGGATAATTATTTGAATCATACAGCAGCTTTCGTTGCTATTGGGTATTGTCCAGAAAGTAAAGTTTTACATAATACCAACTTTTGGATTGGCCCAATGCTTGATGTTACGGGTTCGAAAGGAATAATTGCTGGTGTGTCGGTTCGAATTTAAAATGACTTGCCCAGCCTGTGGTTCACGCATAGTAAATTTATTGAGTTGTGGTTGTAGTGACCCAGATTGCAAGGATTTGTTAGAATGTTGTGAGTGTCAATCCATATTTAACATAGGAAAATAACATGGATTGGAACTTTCTTATCCAATTTATTTTAAAATTTTTTGGGCAGTCGAGTAATAACCCTGCTTCAAATCCTTCTCCTGATAATATAAATACGATTTCAATACAACGTGGTCCACTTGAACCAACAATAGGTATTTTTGGAGATGGAAGTTTAACGTGGGATATATTCAAATTTGTTTCTCTTGAAAATGAAAAACTTTATATTCCAGCGGGAATGTATAAGTTAGAATGGCATGAAAGTCCACACCTTGGAAACGCAACAGTCCCCATGTTAGTAGGTGTTGAAGGAAGAACAGAAATTTTAATGCATTGGGGAAATGATGAAGTCTGTAGTGAAGGTTGTATTTTGTGTGGAGCCGTTCGAGATGGAAATGATATTGATACAACTCAAACCGCCTGTAAAGAACTTTTTGCAAAAATTAATGCTGTAGGCATTGAAAACTGCCAAATAGAAATTAGATAAGAATCGAAGGAACATCATGTTTAAGGATTACAAAGATTGTAGTCACGAGAAGCTTGTATTTGGATCGGGTGATTACCAACTTTTTTGCACGGATTGTCAGACAAATTGGATACAGCATCCTTGGCCACGAGAAGATGGCCAATGGGGTCAAAATCTTTCTGGCGAATGGCGTGTTAAGTTCCCAGATAATCTCACTTTCATAGAAACGAAAGCCCAAGAAAAGGGATTGATATGAGTGATGAAAAGAAAAGATATAGAGTAAAAATAAAAAACTCTAAAGACAATTTAACGTATGTGCCATTCCCCGATCTCGTAGTTAAATGGACCAACGGTTGGGCAGAACCTCTTAAAATAAAAGAGGGTGAAGAAATTCCTTTAGATGCTTGTGATAAAGAAGACGTTCGTAAGAGTTGGCTTGTAGGATCTCTTAAGCGTTATACAGATAGTGGATTTATTGAAGAATTTATTGTAAAACCAGAACCAAAGCCACTTACAGAAAAAGAACTCAAATTTTTAGAAGCACTTAAACCCATCCAGGGAACAGGTGATATACCTGTAATCCCACTCCCTCCTAACAATGTTTCTATAAAAGCGGAGGAAAAACAAGAAGTAAAACCAAATTTGCCAGAAGCACAAAGTATGTTGTCTAACTTCAGCCTCGTGAAAACTTTTGACGATTTTAGTAAACTTTCTTATTTTCTTAAGCTTAGATTTATAAAAGAGACATCCAACAAAGAATTACTTAAAGAAATATTAAGTAAAACCGAATCACATCAATTCCGAAATAATATCCAAGTAAGACTTTCACAATAAGAGGACAACCATGGGTTCAGTAATCCCCCCAGAATTTGGAGTTCCCCTTACAGCCGATGAATTGATGTCAACGATTCCCACGTCGGTTTTGTACGGCGTGACTCCTTCCAACGAATTTATTCCAATTCAAATCACAAGTGATGGAGAACTTGTGGTTGAAGCTACATTTAGTGGCTCTATTACAATTGGTGAAATTGGGGCTCCAGATAAAAACTCCTTTACTTATGGAACCACGTTAGAACAAACTGTTGGAGGTGTGTATCAAGATACCTCTCCTACTTTACCCACAGGGACTCAGGGGGCAGTTCGTTTAACTCAATATCGAGCGTTTCATGTTAATTTAAGAGACTCTAGTGGTGTTGAAATAAGTCCTTCACTAGAAAGTACTCAATTAGCTGTTAAGGCAGATCTAGATAAGTTTCAATTTAGTAGTGGAGCTTTAATAGTTACAACTACAGGATCAGCCGGAACGCCTGTAAACACATATTCAGAAAATACAACAGTTCCTTCTGGTGTTTTAACTGCAATTCTTTCATATACTGTTCCCGCAGGGAAAACCCTAAGCATTACTGGAGTTTATGGATGGGGGCAAGCTGACGGAGAATTTGCAATAAAGGTTGATAGTGTATTTGTAGGTGGTGGATGGTCTTCTCCATCTTTTCGTACCCTTCATTTGGATTATGTTTCGGCTCCAATACCTGCCACAGCCGGACAAATTGTTACAGTAAATGTAACACAATACCAAACTTCTACACAGGATTTCAAAGCCAATTTATTAGGTACCTTGAATTAAGAGATAAGAGGAGATTACGATGGCAGATATAATGCCGAATTTAGAATTGAACCGAAAACGTTTGAGTGTTCATGTTACAGAAATGAAGCTTCAACTCGAAAGGTTGGATTTACGCAAGCTTGAAATAGCCGAAGAACTTAGAAAGATCGATGAAAATATAAAAGCAACAAATTTAGATATTCAGAATACTCAAGATTCTATAGCGAAGATGAAATAGGAGAATTACAATGGTGGATTTTGACGCTTTACAACCCGTCCGTACAACAGCCCCAAATTTTACAACTGAGGTAGCTAATTCTTCAGGTACTACAATTAATCCTGCCGAAGATTATGCACAAGGATCTACAACTTCTGGTGAAAACAATATTCTAGCTGGTGGTGCTACGACTACAGCAGCACCAACATATACGACAGCAACAACTAATCCCCTATCTCTTGATACATCTGGTAATTTACGTGTATTAACTGGTTCTGGTTCTACCACCGCCGTAACAGGCAATGTTACGGTAGTTCAACCTACAGGGGCAAATTTACATGTAGACGTAGACAATTTTCCCGCAGATTCAGATGCTTATGCACAAGGTTCAACAACATCTGGGCAATTAGGTAATTTGCCTTTAGGTGCAACTACAACTGCTGCGCCAACATACGTTACTGGAACTTCTAATCCTTTATCTCTTGATACTTCTGGTAATCTTCGAGTAGCTGTTGAGAATACTCCTCCCACCCCAACACCAGTACTTACTTATTTTACAGATTCTGCTGTGGCAAGTGGTGCTACAACAACCCATTCTGTTGCTGGCCCAGTTTCATTAAACAAAATTGATTTTACGGCATCAGGTGAAATGAAAGGCACGGTTGCTATTGGTATTACAGGTAGTGAAGTTACTTATTGGAATGGTTTTAATAGTGCGTCTCATCAAGATTTTGGTTTTTCATTAATTTACCCATATGTTATTCCTACGGGATCATCTGTAAAAGTAACTCTTAAAAATAGAGATACAAATGCTCAAGATCTTTATGTTACATTTTTCACCCATTAATAATTAAGATAAGTTGTAAGAGAAAAGGATAAGAAATGGCCGACCTGCCAATCACATCGGATGCTGGGGCAACCCCTATCGTTGTAAATGATCCGACTACGACAGCGAATGTTGCTAACGTTAAAGCAGCATCTACAGCCTCTGTTGCAGCCGATAATTCTTTGGTAGTGGCTCTATCTCCAAATTCACCAGTTCCAACAGGTACAAATAATATTGGAGTTACTGGGGTAGCTCAGGGTTCCACGACTTCTGGGGAACATGGAGATTTAGTACAGGGTGCTGTGACTACAGCAGCACCATCGTATGTAACGGCCCAAACCAATCCATTATCTTTAACTACAGCAGGGGATTTAAGAGTTGTTTCTAAAACTGAAGATGGTTCTGGAACGGCCATTACTTCAACAGCATTAGATGCAAAGCAGGGGTTAGATGTAAATTTAATAGCTTCTCCAAGTCAATCTGCTGCATCCTCTGGTCAAGTTTATACAACTGTATTTGAATTTAATCTTCCAACAAACGGAACGGAATCCCCAGCAGTATTTATTAAAAATCCAAGCGGTTCTGGAAAAACATTAGTTTTGAAACTTGTTTCTGCTTCATGCGAAGATGCAACAAATGGTGCGGCAGTTATTCGTATATATGGCGATCCAACTACTTCGGCAAATGGTACATCACAAACCATCTCATCAACAAGTATAGGTGGAGGAGCAGGTGCATCAGCGATGACTGCTTTTTCAGGACCCACTGCTTCTGCAAACGGTGCAATAGTATTTGCAATAAATACTGGATCTGGAAATGTAAGTACGCCAGCAGACATGCCGATAAATTTTGATGGTTTAATCAGAGTATCAGCAAATCATACTTTGTTGGTTACTGGGGAACCCACAACCAACAATATGAACTATTCTTTTACAGTTATATGGCAAGAGGTATAAAATGAGAATAGCAAATGTCTCTTATTCACAGTGGAAAAGTATTATTTCCGCAAATGATTTAACTGTACAATATATAGAAAATCCTGATAGTTATGATATTTTTTCTATTGAATATCATATATCATGGGAAACCAGAGTTCTTAAAGATGGTGGAGCAAATCAAACCGATTTTGAAACTAATTATAAACCTACTGCCAATCAACCGCTTGGGTCAAGACCTGCTGACACTGATTCTGTTGCAAATACCTTTACTACTACAGGGACAGGTATGGTTCTATCTACTTCTCAGTCATTCGATCAATATGCAATACAAGTACAAATTGTTGGAATACCTACACTTACTTTATGGAATGTTGTTTTAGAGGGAAGTTTGGATGGTGTTAATTTTTCTACAATTCTTACATCAACAAATATACTTGGACAAGGCGTTATTTGGGGAAGTGCTATGATTGCACCCTCACTTTATATTCGTTCCAGAGTTGTGTCTTTGACTTTAGGATCAGCAACAAATATCATAGTAACCATTTTGGGGCAAACATAATATGGGATTTCAATCATTACCAATTCTTGTACCAACGTTAATAGATCCACTTAATTCTACTACCACTCCATTAACGTCCAATGCCACTTTTACTGGAACATTTAGCAATTTGATTGCTTTTCCAGTAGTTGACGTAATTATAATTACTGATCAACCTGGAACTTTATTTTTGGATGTGAGTTCGGATGGAATAACTGTTGCTCAAACTACCAGCTTTGCAGTTACTAGCACGTTACTTTTTAGATCGCCTTTTAGTTGGCAGTATATTAGACTTAGATATACAAATGGTGCTACAGCGCAGACAACATTTTTCTTACAGTGTATATTGCGTCCTGTTGACCCAGGTTTAGCTTCTTTGCCTTTGAATCGCACTGTTTCAACTAATAGTATTGCCCCGTTAAATCGCGCTGTTTTGAATGCACAAGCTCCATCAGGATTTTTCCAAAATTTACAGTGTGATGCTTCAAATATTTTACTAGTAGATGTATCTAATTTTCCTAGCATTCAGCCTGTAAGTGGAACCGTTACTTCAAATATTGGAACTACTGGCGGTTTAGGATTAGATAGTTCTTTAACTACCATTGATACAGATCTTAAAGCTGCCCAACCAAGAAAACTTCAGGACGGTCTTGGAAATTCTATCACATCCCAAGTTAACGGAATACAAAGAGCTTTAGATGTTGGTATAGATGTGGCGGGTGTGCAAATAGATCCTAGATCCATACGAACATTAACGTCTACAGATACTGTCACTGCGAATCAAGGTACTGCAAATGCCACACCATGGAACGAGAATATAGCTCAAGTAGGCGGGAGTGCTGTTGCTATTGCTGCTACAGGAATTGTTAAAGTAGGTCTTACTGATGGTGTTGGGACTTCTATTACTGTGGGGCAAAAGGTAATGGCAAGTTCTTTACCTGTTACAATAGCTTCAGATCAAAGTACAATAATAACCACACTGGGTAATAGTATTGGAAAATCTGTTGTAATGAAAACAGGTACTATAACTACAACGACAGCAACAGCCAATCAAGTTGTACTTACTTATACTGTAACAGCGGGTAAAACTTTTTATTTGGAATATTTTGATTTTAATAATCGTTTGACCTCACTACCAGGAAACAATAATCCTGTAGTACTTGGAACAATAGCGTTAGAAACACCATCAGGTACACAAGTATATATAAAGGACAGTATCCATAATATCTATAGTCCATCCACACCTACTTTGGCTGAACCAATTCCTATAGCAGCAGGTGTAGTAATTCGTGTAACTTGTACACCTGCGGCAACTAGCAGTACAATTTGGAGAGCTAATTTCGGAGGTTACGAAAAATAATTTATGGCTAATAACTATTATTCGTTACCAATCAAAATTAGACAAACGGCTACAACAGGTTCTGGAGCTACTATATTTTCAATGCGTAATGGCACCTCTTCAACTGTTACTATCATTATTGAGCGTATGGAGTTTCTTCTTGCTTTTGATTCAGGAACACCCGTAACTCGTAGTACGCAAAGTTATGATTTGGTAAGATTTTCTACAGCCACACCAACTGGTGGAACAGCACTTTCGGTAGCACAAATGTATAGTGGAGATGCTGGCACTCAGATTACGGATGCTAGATGGCTAGATACGGGATTAACGACAACTGGAGTAGTATTTAATTCTCCTTTCTGTACAATAAGTTGTCCAGCCAGTGATGGGGCCACAACTAAATTTCATAGAGATGGAGTTGCGTTGTGGTTGGGAGTTGGAGAGGGATTTTGTATTAAACTAAATGGTGCTGCTGTTGTGGGGCAAAGTATTAGCGGTGAAGTTGTTTGGAGCGAACGATAATGCAAGCTTATAATGCCCCTTCATGGAGTATATTCAAAAGTTTTATCTCGGATCGTAATTTATCAATTCAATGGATGGACCTTGGAGATAATTATTGGTTAAAAGGATTTGATGGTCCTTTTGAACTCGAATACATGATGCCGAAGGATGGCGGAAGCGACCAAATAGATTTTGAAACTAATTTTAAAAATGCTGGTAATCAGCCCTTGGAATTTCGAAGTGTAGACGGCCTTCCAATGGTTGCTTCGGCTATGTTCACTGATTCCCTTACTTTTTGGGTTGATGGGTCAAACGGATATTTACAAATTCCCGCAGGACAAACTGCCTATTCAGTAACTAATTTTTCAGTTCCTTATAAACTTAATGGCGTAGACATTCAATGGGCAAATGCTAATGCTGGAGACTATGTGAATTTCGATGTAGGTGTGTACAGCGGAGACGATCCAACAAACCAATCTACATTCATCCAAATGGCACAATTTGCCAATCAATATCGTTTGTATAGCAATGCGGAAAAATCTTTTATTTTGAATACTGTTTCTGCAATTCCTCCGACCTATAACGGCTTGACCGTTTATATTCGTACCACATATGTTAATACAGGTTCAAACAATGCGATGTTGTTCATCAATCTTTTGGGATATAAATAAATGGTTATGCAAGAAGATCTTCATCCTAGTGACATTTTACTTTTTAAAGTAAAGCCTTCTTCATCCCTTACGGATAAATTTATTGGATGGGGTCAAAAAGTCATGGGGATGGCTCCCACTAAAGTTCCTTATTGTCATGTTGCATTAGTAGCCTTTGATCCCCTATTTGTTATGGAAGCCGTGTGGCCAAAAACAAGAATTTCTAAAATAGATTGGGAAGAATATAATAAAAAATATGATGTACAATTATTTCGTGTAAAGAATGTCACGCCTCGACAACAATTAGATGCAATTCATTGGGCAGAAGATCATTTAAATGAGTGGTATGATTTACCAAGTTTCTTATTTGGATGGATTCAATTTAAACACGCAGAAGTTTGTTCTACTTATGTTACCAATTCAGAAAAAGCAGCAGGAATTATATTCAAAACAGAAAAGAATGGATTTATTACGCCGGATGAAGTAGCAGCCCAAACTTTAATATGGAGAGTAAAGTAAATACAGGAGAAAATTTATGGCAAACATTCAGATTTACAATTTAACTTATACAGAATGGAAAGCAAAAACAGGAACAGCGTATTATATAAATACGAGTACTGCTTATATTGTGTATAAAGTGGATTCTACATTAGCCAACCAAATTATTTGGGCAACTAAGATTTTTTATGCTCCACCTTTAACTTCTACTCAATCTGCAAATTTGAGTGATTTTAATACTACTGTCTTGGGAACGGCAACACAAGTTTTTACGGTTGACGAGGTTGTATCAGCGAACTTCTAATAAGGATTTAACATGCCTTTAAATTTACCAGTTGCACCCATTATAAGTGGAATTTCTAGTACGACCTTCACTGTTTCCACTGGTGCAGATAGTAATCCTGTTGGTACTTTTTACAGCTTCCGTGTAATTTATAATGGAATTATTAGTTATGTTACTAGTAGTGGCTTACTCACTATCGCTAACATGTATAATAATCTTCAGACAATTACAGTTGTTAACACAGCTCCTGGAACGCAATACTTGGTTTCTGCTTCTGCCGCTACTGATGCCCAAGGGTCTAATGCTACGGCTTATGGACCTTTTACTATGTTTACCTCCTTAACGGCCAATGTTTCTCCGCAAGGAGCTTTTACACCGCAGCAACAACAGATTATTAATCAAAGTAGATTGTTAATGCCTGAGAAATTTAGTGTGAATTGTAGCGATGAACGCATATTGGCATTTGCTGAAGTAGTTTTGGCTGACATCAATTTATTTCCACCTCTACAAGGATTTACGACAGATACCTTAACTCCTGCCGCATTGCCTCTTTTATATTTCGGTATTAGTTTAATGGCTGAGCTTTTCTTTCAAATGTCTGCAACACTTCAAGATTTTAATTACAATGATAATGGACTTTCGTTGAATATTGATCAGACTGGAAAGATTTCCCAAAGTTATCAGAATATGTTAGAATTTTATCGTCATATGATTACGAATTTTAAGAAAACACAGATTTTTGCACAAGGAGCTTTTGGCATCTCAAGCCCCAGGTATCAATCGCAGATCGGGCAATTTTTAAAAATTAGTTTAGGTTCAAGTTTCAATTGGAATTCTCCATCGTAATAAATCCCCATACAGGAGCAGCACTATGAGCGAAAAACTTCCATTCTCAGAGGCCAGCGGCAAAAAGCCGCTTCATGGCACTTATAAAGTGTCGTTTACGATTAACATAGATTCGGAAGATAATATTCTTGCTTCCGATTTCGGTTTATTTATTACTGAAGGTTTTGGGGAAAACCTCGTGGAAAAAGTTGCTTCTCTTGACGTGGAGAAAATATATAAAGTAGCTGCTGTAGAACTTAAGTCTGGAGATTTAGTTTATTTAAATCGAGATGTGGAAGTGAAAGCTACAGTAGTTAAAGACACCAATGGAATTTATTGTGTTGGGTCTCTTGGAAAACCAGTGTGTGAAAATTATATATTAAATTTTCCTCGTGGTATTGTTGCGGAAGTAAATAAAGTCGTTGATGGACAAGCAGAGCTTTTAAGCTTTGATAATATGATAGAAGCTTCGTTCATTAATCCTGAAACAAATGAACCTTTTTGGGAAAATATCCGAATTGATTTGATTGCTGTAGATTTAGATACTGTTGAAAAAATAGAAAATACTCCAGAGTCTGTTAATGATGGGGAGGTAGCCTAATGCCTCTTTTTACACCAGTTGCACCCACAATTTCAGCCATAACTTCTTCTGGGTTTACAATTACTAGAAATGCAGACGGTAATCCTGGTGGAACATTTTATGTGTTCATGGTCTCTTACAATACCTCGACTTTCTATTGTGATGGTTCAGGTGGTCTTTCAGTTTCTCCAATTTTTCTTTTAGGAGCGTCCCAAAGTGTTTCTAGTCTTCCGCCCAATACAACTGCTTCCGTAGCATTGGCAGCAGCACTAGATTCTATGGGTACTGGAGAAACAGGATTTGGTCCGGCAGCTTCTGCCACCACTTTAGCCACGTCACCCGTCAATCAACCTTATCAAGCCATCTTTTCCACAACTGTTACAGCTTTTTGGCTTCAAAATGGAAATCCATCTGGAACACAATTTGATGTTCAACTTTCTCCAGACCCAAGTTTTACAAGTGGTGTTATTGATTCAGGATGGATTACAGCACAAACACACCAATTTGTAAATCTTCTACCAAGCACTATTTATTATGGGCAAGTAAAAGCACGAAATTCAGTGCTTGTTCAAACATCTTTTGTTTCTTTAGGGCCTGTTACAACTTTAGCAGGGCCAGCCAATGTTAGGGCTTTACAAGTAACAAATCTATTAGATGACAGAGGCTTTCTATTGGAATGGGCTCCAAATATTGAAAACAATATTGTTGCCTACAAAATATATAGAAGTTCTTCCCCTACTGACATTAGTTCTTTTGCACTGCTTAATAGTACGGCAGCAAATGTAACTTCTTATATTGATCACGTACCATTTACTTTTGGATTAGTTTATTATTATATTGTAACAGCGTTAGACAATGGTGGAAATGAAAGTTCATTAGATACTGCAAATCCAACACAGGATATGTCCTTCCATTCGTTTGAGGAACAACCTTTCCCAACGGTTATTTTAGCGGGAGATATTATTAACAATGAAACTCCTAGTGGGCTAATAAATGGAATCAGTACTTCAATTACCACTGTTACGGATGCTACGCATTTGGTAGTGGGCAGTACTACTGGTTGGACAACGGGGGCTGCGGTAGATTCAACTGCATCCATTTCTTTTACAGTTATTACAGTAACAGACGCTACTCATTTAGTTGTTTCTTCAACAACTGGAATGCATAGTGGGGATGTTCTTGTTCAAGGAAATACATTATTTACTACAGCGTATCCATATAAATCCAACACATTGTCAGTATTTTTAAACGGTGCAAAATTGTCACTAATCTCAGATTATATTTTAAATCCCCCTCAGCAATTTACTTTTCTAGCAGCTCCTGAATCTGGAGATACTGTTCGTATAGAATACGTCAGATACTAAGAGGTCATTATGACACTTAATTTTAACCACATAAATGCTTCTGAACAGCTTACTCTGGGGTCCGTAACAGCACCTCTTTTAGCATTTAATGCTGCGGTGTTGTCTGTAAATGCAGACAGTAACCCTAACTTAACTGGCAATGTTCAATTTGTTTCTGGGGCACATATTACGCTCTCTCAAGTTGGGCAAGCCATTACGATTAATGCAACTGGGGAACTATCCACAGCACTTGCCTCATCCCATATCTTTGTCGGCAATGCAAGCAATGTCGCTACCGATACAGCAGTAACTGGGGATGTATCCATTTCCAATATTGGTTTAACAACTGTGTTGTCTGTGGGCGGGAGTAGCGCATCAAATATTCACAACGCTGAACTGGCCGCAAATGCCGCCACTAATTTAAATACTCCTTCTACCATAGTAAAAAGAGATGGGTCCAGCAACTTCTCAGCAGGAACAATAACTGCATCTTTAGCAGGACATGCAAGTTTAGATTTGGCTTTAACTGGTGGAACCATGTCTGGAACACTGGATATGGGACAGAATCAAATTCTTAATCTGGTTTTACACAAGGGAACCAGCGAACCCGTAAGCCCTGCGGAAGGTCAAGTTTTTTATAGGACAGATACACACCAAGCGGAATTATGGAATGGAACAGCCTGGGTTTTAATTGGGTAAAAAATAGGATTGCAAAATTTGACGGGGTATGATATAGTAGTATATACATACGCAGTAAAATAATCATAGGAGATAAGAAATGAATCTTTTTAAAAAAGATAAAGAAAAGAATATTCAAGATGCACAAGTGATAGAAACAACACCAACAGCGCATAAAGATACATTAGCTCTGGAAGCTCTTCGAACTAAAGTTTCCACTTCAAAAGAAGACTTTCGCAAACAATTAGCTAATGTTAAAGATGCTATTGAAGTTCGTGAAGAAGAGTTGAAGAATTTAATTATTAAGAAACATAAACTTCAAGGTGCTATTGAAGCTTCTGATATTTATCTTCAGCAATCACCTACTTCTAAATAACTCCAACTTTTAGTACTTTATAGTAAAAGATTTCGTGAATTGTAAATTAAATATTTACGGTTCTTGAGATTTTTTATACAAAAATAAATAAGGATGCAATCATGGCATTAATTATTCGCTCTATTACCAATAATACTCCATATACTCTTACTTTAAAAATTCCTGGACTTGAGCAGAACTTAACTCCAATAGTAGTAGCATCACTCGCCACATTGGATTTGTTATCTGTTGTTACAGAAGATGATCTTATTGCAATGCAACTTTATCTACGTGGAATGGTCTCTAGAGGGAGCCTTATTGTTGCAGCAACAATTGATACATCATCCTTTGAATCTGGATATACAAACACTTTTTCAGCCTCAAATTTTGTTATTGGAGAAATTCCATCTGGAGCTATTAATAGTTCAAATGTTACTTTTACATTGGCACATGTACCTGTCGCAAATACAGACTCTCTATTTTTGAATGGCCTACGACAACATAAGGGTATAGGAAATGATTACACAATTTCAGGAGCTACAATTACATTTAATACTGCTCCTACGACTGGAAGCGTATTGCTGATTGATTATATAATGTAAGACAGATTTAAAATTATTTTTAGGAGAAATAAATATGGGAACAATTTATGAAGTAAATGGAACTACTAGTGCTAACGGAACAGTAGATATTTCTAATGTGCAGGGAAAGGTAGATAAACTTACTTTACAGCCATTTCCAGGATCTGGAGAGGGTGTTTATATTAAAGATGCTACGGGAACCACAGTTATTACTGTTAGAAGTGGATCAGCTTCTTTGGCGGGGTCATCGTCTTCAAACAGTATTACTCTTTCTAATACTACAAATCAAATTACTCTTGGCACTACTAATACTATTACAATTTCATCTACTGCTCCTGCTGCTTCTAGAACATATACAATTCTTGATACTGGCACAACTTCCAACTTTCTTCTTTCTGGTTGGGGGCAAATAGTTAATGCTGATGTTAATGCAACTGCGGCCATTTCCTACAGTAAATTAGCGGCATTACCTAGCGCAGAGATTTTAGTTGGTAATGGGTCAAATGTAGCCACACCTGTAACTGTAAGCGGAGATGTGGGCATTACCAATACAGGTGTTACTTCAATTTCAACTGGTATTTCAAATCATTTAGCAACGAGAGAAATTCCATCTGGAGCTATTAATAGTTCAAATGTTACTTTTACATTGGCACATGTACCTGCTCCAGTCGGTTCGGAAATGGTTTTTCTAAACGGGTTGCTTCAAAATGCTGGTATAGGAAATGATTACACAATTTCAGGAGCTACAATTACATTTAATACTGCTCCTACGACTGGAAGCGTATTGCTTGCAACGTATTGGCACTAAAATAATTTGATAAATTAAGGAGATACATATATGGGAACTACGCAAATTAGACTTGACACACAATCGCAAGATGCTACTTTAACTTCGGCTAAGATTGAAACAGCGTCAGTTACTGCTGCAAAATTAGCTAGTGGTGCAGCAGTTTCAAATATCGGTTATACTCCTGTAAATAAGGCTGGTGACTCCATTACAGGTGCGCTTCTTATTTCAGATGGTACTTTATCAGCTCCAGGTATTGCTTTTAGCGCAGAAACAAACAGTGGTATTTTTAGGGCAGCAGCAAATAACTTTGTCATAACTAATGGCGGGGCAAATTCACTTCAGTTCGATAGTGGTAACTTCCAGGTCTTTGGAACCCCAGGAGTTAACGCATTCGCCATTTCGCCAGATCTCGGAACCGCCTTGGTGGCTCCTTCTATATTTCCACAAACGTCATCTTTTAATCCGTTCACGGCTGTTGGGGAAGTATTTCCTTGTGATGCAACTGGAGGTGCCATAACGGTATCATTGCCGGACGCAACCGTAGTTAGCTCCTATAGATTCACGTTCAAAAAAACAGATGTTTCAGCTAATCATGTAGTGATAACTGCTTTCACAGCTCAAACTATAGATGGGGCCGCTACATTCACCTTATCAGCCCAGTATTCATCCATTACCATCGTAGCCGATGGCAGTGTTCCTGGTTGGTGGGTCATCGCAAAAGTATAAGGAGATAAACGTGGGCCATATAATGGATGATTCATTTTATAAATTGGGTGGAATTTACTCAATAACCCACACTCTTAGTGGAAGAGTATATGTTGGTTCTGCCTTGTTGTTTTTTAAACGTTGGTCTGAACACAGAATAAAGTTAAATAAAAATACACACTCAAATAAAAGGCTTCAGAATTTTTGGAACAAATATGGTGAAGAAGCTTTTGAATTTAAGATTGTAGAAATTATTAAAAATCCTACCAAGGAATTGTTAGAGCAAAGAGAACAATATTGGATTGATTATTATAATAGTGCAAATAGAAAAATAGGATTCAATATACGTAAAATAGCTCAAAATAACATGGGGTTAAAACATTCTGAAGAAACTAAACAAAAAATGCGAGTTGCACATTTGGGGATTTCACAAACAGATGAACATAAAAAGAATAATGTAAAAGCTCGAAGAGAAAGTAAAATATGGAGAAAAGCATTAATTCTTGGTGGCTTAAAACATCGAGGAAAGAAATGGACTCCAGAACAACGTGAGCATCAAAGCAATGCTCAAAAATTGCGTTGGAAGAAACAAAGAACAAAAGGAAAATAACTAATGGGGCATATATTTGAAATACTCCCCGACGTAACAAATCATGGGCAGACGAACTTCGAATATTATTTTACGTCTATAAGAGATCGCCTTAAATGGTTGAGTGCTGCTGGCCATGAACGAGTTTTGCTTTTAAAAAGGCGTTATGATGGGCAGCTTTGTCCGTTTACTTCTACGGTTCGTCATTCTAGTCAACAGCATGTACAAGACACTATTTGTTATGGAACAAACTTCATTAATCCAAATA